GTAGCTTATGATTTAAAAGCGGCTATCGGCACACAAGCATTTGCAGGTGGTGATTTCCAAACAGAAGCACTACGTTCTGGTTATGTAGGAACTCTAGCTGGTGTTCCAATCTTTGAATCATCAAACATGACAGATGCATCAGACAACGATCCAGGAACAACTGGTGACTACAAAGGTGCTCTATTCCACAGAGATGCTTTAGGTCTAGCAATGATGCAAGACATTCAAATTGAGCAACAACGTGATGCTTCATTACGTGCAACTGAACTAGTAGCAACAGCAGTTTATGGTAAAGGTGAAATCTTCGATTCTTACGGAATTGAGATGGAATTTGACTCAACAATTCAATAATCTGAATTGATTAACTGAAACCGAGAGGGGAGTAATCCCCTCTCATAAACGCTACTAGGAGAACGCACAATGGCAATGTCAACTGACGCTGATTTGATTAAATATCAGCCAGATATACTAACGTACGGTATAGATGAATTCACTGACGAACACACAAAAGCACGTGATGATATATTACGTAGATTGCGTGAAGAATGGTGGGTTCGTAGCCGTAATGTTACAAACTATGATATTTCTCGTTCATTACCTAGTTTAGAAATGGATAACTCCAAACTTACTGAATCTCAATTTACTCGTTGTGCAGTGTATCGTGTTCTTTCAGAATACGCTCTACCTATGCTAACAAAGTGGAATGCAGAAGGAAACGAAGATAAGTTTCAAGTCATGATGATGCACTATCGTAAAAAGTATGATGAAGAATTTAACGCAATCTTACGTGATGGTGTTGATTATGATTTTGATAATGATGGCACAGTAGAAGATACTGAGAAACAACCGTTTCACACAAGAAGGATTATTCGTTAATGGCAAAGGTTACTATCAACACCAGTCGTTTTAAAAGATTTATATCTCAATTTACGGCTGACTTAGATAGGGCAATCCCAAAGGCTCTAAATAGAAGTGGAGAGAAAATGCGTGAAACTATCTTAGATAGAACATCACGTGGAGTGGGGTTGAGAGGAAGATTTAAACGTTACTCAAAAGGCTATGCAGAGTTTCGTAAAGAAAATGGTAGAGGCACTACACCAGACTTAAACTTTTCTGGTAGAATGCTTTCTAACTTGGATGTTGAACGTAAAGGTCGCAATAAAGTTATTGTGGGCTTTAAAAGAAAACAAGAACAAGAGAAAGCAAAATTCAATCAGAAAACAAGACCTTTCATAGGTGTTCGTTCAGGTGAAGTTAAATTTATCGCAGATGCTTTTGAGAGACAATTACAGAGAGAATTGAGATGAGCAAAACAAGTTATAGAGAAAACATTGCGAAAAACATTGTTTCAGAACTAAAAGAAATTAAATCTATTAGATTTGTAACACGTGATGTTTTTGAACCTGACGAGTTAAGCGATGCTCAAGTTCCTGCAGTCTTAGTTCAAAGTGGATCAGAATTAAAAACTGATAATTCAATGACAACAAGACAAGGGATTATAGAGTATATTCTAACAGGGTTTGTTAAAGGCAAGTTTTTAGATACTGCCAGAAACAAATTGTTAGATGACATTGAAACAAAATTGTATGAAGATGTTACCAGAAATGGCTATGCAACTGATACAATGGTAAGGGAAGTAAATACCGACGAAGGTGTTATCTTTCCTTTAGGTGCGGTTCAAATAATCGTGCGTATTGAATACTATCACCCAAAAGGTGATTTAGACAAATAACATTAATAGGAGCAAACAATGGCAGTTCAAAAAGGTAACAGCGGAATTGTAAAGATTGGTTCAACAACAGTTGCACAAGTCACATCATTTTCCGTTACAGAAGAAGCAGATATGTTAGAAACTACTGCAATCGGTGACGTAGCAAGAAACTACGTTCCTGGTCTAAGACAAATCTCAGGCACAGTTGAGTGTAATATGGATCTTGCAGACGCAGGTCAAGAACTATTAGAAGTTGGCGATACAGTCAATCTAATATTAGGTTTTGACACTTCAGCAACAGAAAATATTTCAGGCTCTGTTATCATCACAGCGGCAAACGTTGAGATGGCACCAGACGGTTTGGCTACAGTAACTTTTGATTATCAAACTTCTTTAACTGGTTCATCTGGCACAGCATACACAAAAACTATGCGTGGTGATTTGACAGAAGGTAACTAAAATAAAGAATAGAGGTTAATTATGAATGCAATACACAATGCTACTAAGCATTTTAAAACAAAATTGGCTAATGGACTTGAGTGGATAGAAGTCCCTGAATGGGATACAAAAGTATATTTCACTGCAAGTGCTACGCTAAAACAAACAGAGGAAGTGGTAAAGTTACACCAAGAAAAAAAGGTAATGGAAGCACTCGTCACCGTGGTAATTATGAGAGCATTAAACGAAGAAGGAAAACCGTTGTTCAAAATGGTTGATAAATTTGAACTAATGAATAACGTAGATCCAGAAGTCGTTATACGTGTTGCTAATCATATTCTGAATCAAGAACCGAAAGCGGACGAAATCGCAAAAAACTAAAGTCCGACACTGACCTGTTTTTTAGGTTTCAACTAGCAGAAGCACTACACAAAACGGTATCAGAAATATCTGAGATGTCAGTGTCGGAATATTTAACTTGGTCTGAGTACTATAAGATTAAAGAAGACCAAATGAAAAAACGGAGTAGGATAAATGGCAAACGCTGAAATACAAATTGAAATTACGGCTCTTGACAACGCAACATCGGCACTAAAAAAGATTGATAGAAATCTTGCTCCAATCAAGAAAAAAGTCGGCGGAGTTGAAAAAGAATTCAACAAAGTTGATAAAAGCATACAAAAAAGTTCTGGCTCTTTCAGCAAGTTCAAAGGACTACTTGCTGGTGCTATTACAATAGGCGGACTTACTGCATTTACTAAATCAGTAGTTGAAGCAAGTTCAAGAGCAGAAGATTTAAAAACTACATTAGAAACTGTTACTGGTTCAGCAAAAGCAGGCGATGAAGCATTTAAGTTTATTAATGACTTTGCTACTCGTACGCCTTTTGATATTGAGACTTTAACAGAAACATTCATCAAATTAAAAGCGGCAGGCATTGAACCAACTGAAGAATTACTTACACAGTTCGGTGATATGGCGGCTGTTACTACAGACCGTATAGGGTCACTTAACGCTATCACAGACTTGTTCGCAAGAACAACAGCAGGTGGTTTAGGTCTTGAAGATTTAAACAGACTTGCAGATAGAGGTGTTCCTGTATTTGATATCTTCCAAGAAAAGTTAGGACTAACAAGACTTGAAGTATCAGAGTTTGGTAAAACAGCAGAAGGTGCCGCAAAACTAAAAGACGCATTACTAGAAGGACTTGATGAGAAGTTCGGTGGTGGTATGGAAAAAGCATCACAAAACTTATCAGTGTCACTATCTAACTTAGGCATTGCGGCAAACAACGCCTTGATTGCAGTTGGTGAAGGTGGCCTTTCTGACGCAATCAATAACGCCGCAAAAAGAATGAGTGACTTTATTGTTAATAACGAAGACTTAGCAATGGCACTTGGTGAAAAATTAGGGCAAGCTGTTACATTTGTTGTAGATGGTATTGCCTCACTTTCTTCAGGAATGGAAAAAGCACAACCCGTATTTGAATTACTAGGAACTATCTTTACTGACATTGTTGCTCCTGCTCTAAGTCTAGCTTTTGATGTTATAGTAAAAATCGCTGAGGCGTTGGGCCCACTTGTAGAAACAGTAGCACCATTGGCACAAGAAGCATTCAAAGGCATAGCTAGTGTTATGACAGACATTGTTATACCAGCGTTTGAAACAGTTATAGGAACTATCGGAACAGTTATTGACAAGATACAAAGCATGATTGATTTCATCGGTGCAGGTATCGGTAAAGTCAAAGAGTTCGGTGGTGCAGTAGGTGATAAAGTTAGCGGAGGCTTTCAAAAAGCCGGAGATGCAATCGGTGGATGGGTTGATAGTGGTAAAGAAAATATTCAAGGCTTATATGATTGGGCAGTTGGTAATTCAGTTATCCCTGATTTAGTAAATGACATTGGTAAGTTTATGGACAAACTACCAAACAAAATGGTTAATCCAATTGAAAAAGGTGTGATGCAAAGTAAGAAAGCATTTGGGCCTTTACAAACAGGTATGGGTAATGCAACAGCAAATTCAAATGTTAATTTTAATATATCGGGCGTCAATGCAGGAGGTTCTGCAGGACAATTTAAACAACAACAAATGAGACAGTATGTAGAAGGTATTGCTTTACAAACAGCACACCAAGTTCTTAGACAAAATACTAGATTTGGAGGGTTAATTTAATGACAGCATTACCATTGCAAACAAAATTATCAGTCACAACAAGTTATCAAGCAACACCAAGACATAGACTAGTAGAGTTCGGTGATGGGTATATCCAAAGAACACCTTTAGGTATCAATCATCAAAGACGTTCAATATCAGTTACACATGACAATTTAAGTTCTACAGATGCCGCGGCTTTAATTTTATTCTATGAACAAAGATTACAAGATGCAGGAAAAATAGATATCTCAGCAAATGGGTTGTTACGTACTGATGGTCAATTTTACTTAGAAAGTTTTGACGTTCAAATGGCAGACACAAACAAACGAACAGTAACAGCAAATTTGATTGAGGTATTTGATTTATGAGTTC